ATTAAAGAACTTTCTAATAGAGTAAAAAATGGTGAGGAAATTTGGTCTTATGCAATACAAGATGGTACTAAAGCAATTGTGCCTAGTAAAATTATATGGTGTGACCTTACTAGAAAAGATAGTGAACTAATAAGAGTTACTCTAGATGATGGTACGTATATCGATACAACACCAGACCATGAATATATGCTTAGAGATGGTTCATATAAACGAGCTGACGCTTTAACTGAAGGACAATCTTTGATGCCTTTTTATACTATCACTAGTACTGAAAAACAAGATAGGATAACTGGTTATGAAAAAGTATTTAACCCTAACACTAATAAGTATGAATATACACATAGAATAGTTACTAATGATTGCATTAAAGCTAAGGCTATTTATCTAAGTAAAACAAAAGAAAAACCATTATTAAACCATAAAGTAGTTTCTGTTGTTAAATTAAAAGAAACATCTGACGTATATTGTTTAGAAGCTGTTGGACCTAATGGTGAACACGATAGACACAACTTTCCAGTGTTAGGTAAAGACGTAAATGGTTCATACTCAAGAACTTCTGGTGTGTTTTTGTCAAATTGTAAGTATGGTGATAACTTCGTTTATATGAATATCGATGATAGACATGGTATTGTTGGTGGTAAACAAATGCCTAACTACGAAATGGAACGTAGAGAGACTGGTTTATTTGATATGATTTCTGGTAGAGAGACTATGAACACAGCTGAAACTAACACTACAACTGATAAAGTTAAATTCTTTTGGAGAGGTCGTGATGTTGAATTTAATTCATGGCAAATTGCACATTTCCGTTTGGCTGGTGATGATAGACGTTTACCTTACGGTACATCTGTATTAGAGAAGTCTAGACGTATTTGGAAACAACTTATCTTATCAGAGGATAGTATGTTGGTATATCGTGTAACTAGAGCCCCAGAAAGACGTGTATATAAAATCTATGTGGGTAACATTGATGATGCTGATGTTGAACAATACGTAAACACAATTGCTGATAGATTCAAACGTATGCCAATTACTGACCCACAAACTGGTCAAATGGATTTACGTTACAATCAATTATCAAACGACCAAGATTATTTTATACCAGTTCGTTCAGAAAACGCACCTAACCCAATTGAAACACTTCCAGGGGCACAAAATCTTGACCAAATTGCTGATATTGAGTACCTAAGAAGTAATCTATTTACATCTTTACGTGTACCAAAACCTTTCTTAGGGTTTGAAGAATCAGCTGGTGAAGGTAAGAACTTAGCAATGCAAGATATTCGTTTCTCTAGAACAATTAATAGAATCCAACAATCTATGTTACAAGAGTTGAATAAGATTGCTATTATACATTTATACATATTAGGGTTTGAAGAAGATTTAGATAACTTCACATTAACACTTAATAATCCATCAACACAAGCTGAAATGCTTAAAGTTGAACACACACAACTTAAAGTCACACTTTACAAAGATGCTGTATCTGATGCTGGTAATGGTTTTGCACCTATGTCAATGACTCGTGCACACAGAGAAATCTTAGGGTGGTCTGATGATGAGATTAAACAAGATTTACTCGAACAACGTATGGAGAAAGCAGCTGCGGCTGAATTAGCTAACACTGGTGCTGTTATCAAGCACACTGGTATGTTTGACATAGTTGATAGAATTTATGGTGATTACAAAGCTGCTTTAGAAGGTGGTGGTGCTGGTGGTGAAGGAGCTGAAGGTGGTGAAGAAGGTGGAGGCGGAGGTCTTGGTGGTTCATTCGGAGGTGGAGGTATGTCTGGTGAAGATTTAGACTTTGGTGGTGAAGAAGGTGGTGCTGAAGGTGAAGCTGAAGGTGGATTAGGTGGTGCTGAAGCTGAAGGTGGTGAAACTGCTGAAGCTGGTGCTGAAGCTGGTGCAGCTGAAGAATTTGGTGGTGAAACAGTTGCTGAATCGATTAAGAAAACTGAGAAGTTATTAACTGAAAGAAAAGAAACGCTTAAAAAGAAATTAGACGATAGGACTAAAAAATACCAAGGTAGATTTGTTACATTGTTAGAATCTATTAAACCAGAAGAAAAAGTTAAGGAAGAAAAAGTTAAAATTTATGATAAAAACGTAAAGGTTAATAACTCAATCAATAGTATGATTGACGATATTAATAAAATGTTAGATGAATAATCACTTTTTACCTTAAATAATGATATTTATAAATTAAACGGGAAGGATGAAAAACTTTGGTAAGATTAAGAACGTATTTAATGAATTAGTTTCGGAGGGTATAGCAACAAAAGATGTTGCATCTTTGGATTTATTCAAGAAATATGTTAAAACAGTAAAAGAAAATGAAATATTAAAAACTCAGTTTTTGGTTATCTCAAATATAGAAAATAAGATAGAATCTGACAGAGAGAGTGCAATTCAATATGTTAAAGAAAATATAAGTTTATTCTCTGAATTTGATAAAAAGAAAATAATTGAGGCTAATGAAAATTTATCTTCTTTCATCACGTTGTGCGATAAAGGTGAATTATTGAAAGAGGATATGGAGTATGACAATAAAACGTTACATGAAAACATAGCTGCACTTATCTTCACAAAGAGAAAACCAGAAACAATAGATGCTATAATAGAAGCTACTAATGGTATAGTTGATTATATATTAAACAACAAACCGAAAGAAATTGTTGAATCGAATGGTTTACCAATCAGTATGATGACTTCAATATTAGTAGATAAATATAATGAGAGATATGTTGATTTAACTGAATCAGAAAGAAAAATACTTAAAGCTCTTATAGAGTCTAACGATTATGAGAAAAAAGAAATATACACATCTTTGATTAGAGAATGTATAGATTTAATCAATGATAAATTAGTGGAGTCTGATTTGGAATCTAAAGATAAGTTATTACGTGTAAAAGATAAGCTTTTAAATGATACAAAGACTATTGATGAAGATTTCAATAAAAATATAACTAAATTGATTGAATTAAGAGGTAATTTACAAAATAATTAACATCTAAAAACTATCAGTTATGAAAGGAGTTCCAAGTGAAAATATACTAAAACTAAGAGAATTAAATCAAAAGTTAACTTCTGAGAAAGAACATCCAGATGAGTATAAGCAAATAGTAGATGAGTTGAAAGAAATTGTTGAGTTTGGTAAACAAGAAATAATTGACACAACAACATCTACAAAAAAAATTAAGTGTTACGAGAATATGTGTTCTAAAATTACAATGATATTAAACAAAATTAAAGTAAATTAATTATGTCTGAAGAAAAAAACACTTGGGGTGAGTACAGTAACTTGGTACTTAAAGAATTAGAACGTCTTAATGATAATTACGATAAGATGAGAACTGATATGGATACTAGATTCAATGAACTTAACCAAAAGTTAACTGAGTTTAAGAATGTTGAGGGTAAAGTAATAACCAATTCAGCGTGGATTGAAAGGGTTAATGATGTTTGGTCTCCATCACAAATGAAAGAGGCTAAAGATGAAATCTATAAACAAAAAACTAGATGGGCAGCTGCAATAGCTATTATCACTTTTTTACAGATAGCTATTGGTATTGGGTTGGCATTGTGGAAAAAATAGGTACTTGACTAATTGAAATTAAATGATTATACTTGTAATAAATACCAGGTATAAATTATGAAAACGGGAAAAGAAGTAAAAGTAGCAACATTTAAAAATTACAACGTAGTCTATGGCAGCGTAAATAATAAACATTCAAAAGCAGTATATATTAGCATATCTGCATGGGCTGAACCTAAAGATGAATATGAAATTAATTACAATAGAGTAATTAGAGAATTCAACAAGAAAATTAAACAAAGTGTTTATAATCTATTGGACGAAGATATGAGTACTGAATTCATTAAAGATAGAACAATTGTCGATTTAGATATCAGAGAATCTGGAATCAAGTTTGGTAAAAGAAGTTTTACAAATTGTGAATTAACACTATCACTCAAAAATGAAATACCAGTTAACTCAGAACTAATGAGGCCAATGTTAGATGATATCACCAAAATGTTATTGGATGATGTCTTTAATAATAATAAGTCATTTAAATTCCATAGGAAAAAGAATTAATATTAAGAACCTCAACCATAAAGTTTGAGGTTTTTTGTTTTATACACATATTTATTGTTATAAACACTAGATATGGATACAGATATTAAATTAATAAAAAAAGGTCAAAGTGGTTTTGGGTTTTTAATCGAGCACGATGGATACATTAGCCCAGACGAACCAAGAAACCAACCTTTTATCAATGAAATTAAAAAAATTGATAGCGGTAGTAAGCTATCTATAGTTGAACCACTTATTGTATACGTTGTATTACAAAAGTATGGTATCCTAAATAGAAATGGGAGAATATACCCAGAATCAATCCTTAAAGAACAAGATAGAATTTACCAACAAGCAATAAGAGAACGTAGTGCTGTAGGTGAATTAGACCACCCAGAATCATCTGTAATCGCTGGTGATAGAATTTCCCATAACATTGTTGAAACGTGGTGGGAAGGTCACACACTTATGGGTAAGATGGAAATTCTAATGACTCCAGGTTTTATAAACTATGGTATCGTATCCACAAAAGGTGACGAAGTAGCAAACTTATTAAGAAATAGAATTAAAATTGGTGTTTCTTCACGTGGTGTTGGTTCATTGAAAGAGGGTAAAAATGGTGAACAAATTGTGCAAGATGATTTTGAAATCATTTGTTGGGACGTTGTAACGGCACCAAGCACCCCAGGAGCGTGGATGTCTAGAAACCCAGAAGAGCTAAAACAATACGTTGAGAACACTAGTAAGAAGTCCCCAATCATAAAAGAAGACTTAAATAACGGATTAGATAAATTTTTGATTGATTAATAAATTTAACAATTTTTTAATTCAAAATTGGCTTTTCTTGAAATAACACATATTTATTATCAAATGAGGTGTATACCTTTAATAAATTTATTATAAAAAATAAAATAAAGTAAAAAAAAAATGGCAGAAAAAAAATCTATACTTGAAGAAGCATTGTTAGATATCAATAATATCAAAAATGCTTTAAATGCCAACACAAAAGAAATACTTCGTTCGGTAGCGAAAGAAGAAATTGACAGTGTGGTGAAAGAATCGCTTATGAAAAATGAAGCTGATTATGAAGAAGAAGATTTAGATTCAACTGATGACGTTGTTGATTTAGGTGGTGATGCTGATGCAGCAACCGCAGATATTGACACAATGGATTTAGGTGGAGAAGAATCAGAAGAAGATGAACTAGGTGACATCGAAGGCTCTGAAGAAGTGTCTCCAGAATTATCTCCAGAAATGGGTGATGAAATGGATGCAGATTTAGGAATGGACGCTGATGCGTTAGGTGGAGAAGAACTAGATATGACTGGTGCATCTGATGATGACGTTATCGCAATTTACAAAAAGTTAAGTGGTGAAGACGAAATCGAAATCGTGGGTGACGAAATTCACTTGAACATATCTGAACCAGGTGAGTACATTGTTAAAAAAGGTGCTTTAGATTTAGGTGGTGATGAAGAAGAAGTTGAAGACATTGATTTAGCACCAATTGGTGATGAAGAAGAAGTTGAAAACGATTCTGATGTTGATTACGAAATCGAATTAGGTGATGATGAAGAATCAGAAGAGCATGAAGCTGAAGAATCTGAAGAAGAGGAAGAAGCTGAGCATGAAATTGGTGGTTCTGAAGAAGGTGAAGAAGAATCTGAAGAAGAGGAAGAAGAAGAAGAAATTGAAGAAGGAATTCGCACAACTATAGCTCAAGCAAATAAAGCTGGTGCTGAATACCAACCTAAAGTTTTGGGTGCTAAATCTGTAAACGAATCTGCTTCTAAAAAACTTGTTTTAGAAACAACTAAGAAATATAACTCTTTATTAACTGAAGCTAAAAAATTACAGAGTGAGAATCAAGAATTCAGAAAAGCTCTTAAGACTTTTAGAAACCAGTTGGTAGAAACAGTAGTATTCAATAGTAATCTTACTTATGTAACTAGATTATTTATGGAACATTCTACTACAAAGGCAGAGAAACAAAACATCATCAAACGTTTTGATGAGCAAGTTTCAAACCTTGTTGAATCAAAAAAACTTTACACAACTATCGCTAACGAATTGGAAACAAGAAAACCAATCAGCGAATCAGTAGAAAGTAAATTAATAAAAACTACAACTACTAGTACTTCTAATCAATTGAACGAAAGTACTGCGTATGTTGACCCATCTACTAAACGAATCTTAGATTTGATTAATAGAGTAGAACAAAAATAATAATAACAAATAAAACAAAAAAACAAATTATGTCACATTTATTAACATCTGGACAAGTTGGAAACATCGGATTAAACCACATGAAGGCTATCCGTCAAGAAACTCAGTCAAAATGGGACTCATTAGGATTCTTAGAAGGTCTTAGAGGTCACGTTAAAGAAAACATCGCTCAATTATATGAAAACCAAGCGTCTACATTATTAAGCGAGTCTACAACAGCTACTAACTCTGGTTCTTTCGAAACTGTAGTTTTCCCTATCGTAAGACGTGTTTTCTCTAAATTATTAGCTAACGACATCGTGTCTGTACAAGCTATGAACATGCCAATCGGTAAATTATTCTTCTTCGTACCACAAACATCTTCAAGAGTTGATGCTGCTGGTGTTGCTGGTAACGATTATGCTACTGATGTATATGGTACTACTTATTCTGCACACACTGGATTAAATGGTTTACATAACGGTGCTGCTACTGCTGCTGCTTTGCCAGTTGCTGTAACTAAAGCGTCTCAACCAATTACTCAAATGCAAGCTAAAAACTTGTACGATGCATTCTACAATGACGGATTATTTGATAATTCTAAAGGTACAATGACTATCAAAACAATCAACTCAACTGCTCTTAATGCTTATACATTAGGTAATGATGGTGCTTACTCTGTTGCTGCTCCAGCTGCTACTTTAGCAACTGCACAAGACGGTTCTGTAAGAGAGATTGTAATCGGTTTATCTGGTTTCTCTGGAAACGCAAACGGTCGTGAAGTATTAACTGGACCAGATGGTAACAATATGGATACTGAGTCTTTCTTAGCTTCTTTACACGTTACTGCAACTAACGCAATCAAAGACCAAGATAATAACATTATCATCGGTGCTGGTAAAGATGTTCCTTTCCGTTTAGTTACTCAACAATATGGTAAAGGTATCGTTTCTGGTTCTAATTCATTAACTGATGGTTCTGGTGTTTGTTACTTAGCTTTAGATTTACGTCACCCAGTTGGAACAACTGCTAACGGAACAGCTAACGCTGGTACATCTACTTATGATGGTTACGTTGGAGCTTCTGCTACTACTGTATCTGCTTTCACAACTACTGCTAACTTGTTATTCGCTTGGGCTGAATATGCATCTTTAGAGTTAGAAACTGAAATGGGAGAAGTATCTTTCAAATTAGACGAAGTTGTTGTTGCTGTTGAAGAAAGAAAATTAAGAGCTACATGGTCTCCAGAGTTAGCACAAGACGTTTCTGCATTCCACAACATCGATGCTGAAGCTGAATTAACTGCAATGTTATCTGAACAAGTTGCTGCTGAGATTGACCGTGAAATCCTTAGAGATTTACGTAAAGCTGCTGCATGGCAATTACGTTGGGATTATAATGGATGGAGAAAAGCTTCTACAGCTGCAAGTCCATATACTCAAAAAGATTGGAATCAAACTTTGATTACTCGTGTAAACCAAGTTTCTGCACAAATCCATAAATCAACATTAAGAGGTGGAGCTAACTTCATCATCGTATCTTCTGAAATTTCAGCTATCTTCGATGATTTAGAATACTTCCACGTATCTGATGCTAACCCAGAACAAGATTCTTACAACATGGGTATTGAAAGAATTGGTACTTTAAGCGGACGTTACCAAGTGTACCGTGACCCTTATGCACCAGCTTACTCAGTAATCATCGGTCACAAAGGAAAATCATTATTGGATACTGGTTATATCTACGCACCATACGTGCCTTTACAATTAACTCCAACAATGTATAATCCTTTCAATTTTGCTCCAGTTAAGGGGATAATGACAAGATATGCTAAAAAAATCGTTAATAATAGATTTTACGGGCATGTAAGAGTTGATGGTGTACCTACATTTAACATTAACGAATTACGTTAATCTTAATATAAATTAAACAAAAGGGTGAGAGTAATCTCACCTTTTTTGTTTTTATAACTTGACTTTTAAATAGGTTGTTCGTATATTTGTTTAAAAATATTAATTATGAGTAAAAAGATAGAATTAACATTAGAACAAACAAAAGAATGTTTGAGGATGTATAATGAAGAATTATTAGGTTCAACTACCATTAGTGAACGAATGGGTATCCATAAATCAATAATAATACGAACACTTAAAGAAAATGGTGTTGTTTTAGGACCTTCTGGTAGACGAAATATAGGTGGTAAGGTAGTCGCACAAAAAAAATATGAATCTAAACCAGAAATTAAATTGAAAAGAAGTAATTTTTATAAAGAATGGTCTAAAAATAATAAAGAATATTTAAAAGATAAACATACAAAATGGAGAGAAGAGAATCTAGAACATCTTAACAAATACTCTAGAGAATATGAACGTATGCGTTGTTCTACTGACCCTAAATATAAATTAGGTAGAAATACTAGGACAGCTGTGTGGACATGTCTTAAAGAACGTGATGTTGCTAAATATCGTTCTACATTCG